CCACAGGAGTCATTCGCTTCGAGGCTCGAAGAATCTGGTCGATTGGGCAACTCTCCAGCTTCATTTCCACCACGGTAGGGTTCACATGAGCCACATAGTAGTCCCAGTTGTTCATCTTCTCCTGCTGCTCTTGGCTACCACCCTGCCACTTTGGACCCGTGCCACCAACACCTGGCCCATCAGTTGGACCTGTAGGGCCACCGCCACCTTCACCTGCCGGAATATTAGGAGGAGTTTCTGCCATAGCATAAGAGCTGCCACCACTCAGGATCATGACGACAATCGACACCATGAATCCAAACCATTTCTTAAACTGTTTCATAATCTGCTAATTTTTAAACTATTAATTATTAATTATAAATTCTTAATTGAAACCTACATGCCAACCATCTTGCTGTACACCTGTTCCGTCCGGCTCTTCTCCTTTGGAAGTGCAGGAGCACCACCGCCACCATTGATGTTGATGTTCTTCTTGCCACCCTGTCTTCCATCGTGAAGCTGCCTCTGCTGGTCTATTTTCTCGTTCTTGCCACGCTTATAGCCTCGCTCCTCAGCATCAGTAACAGCCTTGTCAAAGTCCTTGATCTGGAAGAGGCGCAAGAAGTCTGCCTTCTTCAAGTCATACCGGACAGCTCTCCATACGAATCCATCATCATCGTGGTCTTCGCCATCCTCGCTACGCTTGTACATCCATTCTATCAGGTCATTGATAGACTCAGGCTTAATCTTGGCTTCCTTCATGGCTTCATCAAGCTCCTTATCCTCTTGCTCCATGTTGGCTGCAAGTTTCTCCTTGCCCTTGGCTAGCTTCTCACTCGCATCGAGCTTTTCCTTCTCGCTAGCCTTCAAGCGTTTCCTTGCCTCCTCGTCACCATTGATAGCTTCGATGTAGTCCTGACCCAGCTCGTCTATCAGGTAGTCGATAAGGTTAAAGTCGCCACCATCAGCATTTTTCTTGGTCACAAGACCTGTCACCAACCCAGGAGCATGAGGATTTTCTTTCAGCATATTGTTGAAGTCGTCCATCTTTTTCTTGCTTTGGTCGTACTGGTCGTAATCGGTCGCAATTTGGTTAAAAACAGCCTCATCATCGTCCATATTTAGGTCGGGATAACGCTGAGCAAGACGCTCTCTGAAAGAATCTCGCTTTGATTTAACATTCTGATTATCAATCGTTTCTTTTGCCATAAACGTTCATTTTTAATATTTGTGTGCTAAATTAAGCAAAATTTCGCATTACTTTGTGATAAGTTCTGCATCTTGACGAATTAATTTTGTTGGTATGAAACATCTAAATTCCATATCCGAAATTTACCTTAAAAGAGACCAAGAAATGTATCTGCTCTTTCGCAAGGCCAAGAGGATGGTAGAATATCCTACCACCATGGCTAAGATATGCGATTACATCGCCAAGATGCCTGCCTCTTGCTATTATCTTGCCGATAGCACAGCCTATCGGTATGTATGTAAACGCATCAAGGGGGATAAGCCTAAATTCGGCAAATACCAAGCCCAGAAAGAAAAACTCTTTGAAGATTTCTATCAGGATTTCTTGCGTCTCCGGCAAATGGATCAATACAAGGAGTACAATACCAAAAATCTTGTGTATGTATGCCTGAATCTTCCTGCGCCCAATTTGGGTATGGCTCCACGCTACATACAGATGAAAATAAACAATTATTTCCGCAATAAGAAAACATCATTCATAACTCGATAAATCACTTCCATTATGCGTACATTATATATTACACTTCTCATCATCCTCCTGATGGCTTTCATCATTCCGCTTCATGCCTCGCTGGCTGTGTCTCCATCATCGCCATTATACACCCATTTCGCCTATATGTTCGGTCATGCCAACTTTATACACTGGGGTATCAACGGCTGGTGCATATTGATGGTTCATCATCAGTTCCGCTTCCATCGCCTACTGGCTGCCTGGCTCTGTTCCGTGTTGTTGTCGTTCATATACTATCCGGCATTACCTGTATTGGGTGCTTCCGTATTGATTTCTTTCTTCATGGGATTCTCTGCGCAATGGTATTATCGGTATCACCGCATCTACTTCTGGCAGATGATGCTCGGTATGGCTATAGGTTTCCTTCTCCCTTACATAGCTGGTATCTTCCACATAGTCCTATTCTGTTTAGGTTTCATTTATGCTAAGGCAGAGAGATTTATCCGACATGCCAACACACTTAACATTTGACATTCAACACTGAACATTATTATATATAACGAATGCCAGTAGCAAAATCCTCCTTAAAGGTTCGACCTCAGCAGCAGATTTCTGATAAGAAGCTCAAAGAGATTCTTGAAGAAGATAAGAGAAGACTCCAAAGTCTCCTCGCTAGTTATCGTCCCATTACTGGAGAGAATGCCCCTGGACTTCGATTCGAATGCATCATTACAGATTTCTTGAATGGAAAGAAACTCTGGCTCCCGGTAGAAATGTTGAAGGAAAAGAAGTTCTGCGCCATCATCAAATGTGGTTCTATAGAGGCCTTTTGCGATAAGTACATGCCAGACTTCGACCAAGAGAAGGCTCGCGATGCTGTCTTCCGCTATCTCATACGTCTGCGCTGTAAGCACGATTTCTATTTCTTCGCCTATGCCTATGCCCGAATCAAGAATAAGGATGGTGGTGAGGATATACCTTTTCTCCTCAACCATGGACAGATTGGTCTCGTAAAGGATTTTGAAAGACAACGCCTTCATGGAGATTTAGGCTCTATCCTGATCATTCTCCTTAAATGTCGCCAGTGGGGTGGATCTACTGCTACAGATGTATATATGGGATGGATTCAGATATTCTGGATGACCAACTGGAATAGTAACATCATTGGTCACCAGTCATCATCTGCCACCCAGGTGTTCGATATGTACGAGAAATTGATGAATGCCATTCCTACATGGCTGTTCTATGATATTGGAATACCTTTTAAAGAGGATTCACGCAAACTCAAAACATCAAGCACACAGAATAACATCAAGTATCTCATACCACGCGATTGCAAGATACAGACTGGTTCCGCTCGTAACCCAGAATCATGCCGTTCTGCCGATGCAGCCATGGCACATATCACAGAGGAAGCCTTCTTCCCGAATACTACCGAGTGGACTCCCCAGAAGGTTATCAACGCTGCGGTTTCTTCTATCCGTGTCACCGTGCCATTAACATTCATCGTCCGAGAGTCAACACCAAACGGACGTGAGAATGAGTTCCATGATGAATGGGTCCGTGCCAACTCTTTCGATAAGGATGGAAAACGCCTCTCTATCTACACTCCATACTTCGTGCCATGGTTCGATATTGAGAAGTATATCCTTCCTTTCAAGACAGAGCAAGAGAAAATAGACTTTGTTATCTGGTTATACAAGAATCGTGAAGATGAGCAATATCATGGCTCTTACTTCTGGTGGCTTTGGGAAATCAAGGGTGCTACGCTCGAAGGAATCCATTGGTATGTGAACGAGTGCAAGAAGTATAATGATTTAGACGGTATGCGCCAGGAATACCCTTCTGATGATGTAGAGGCCTTCCTCTTCTCTGGTACTACAGTCTTCGACCCATACAAGTTGAAGGAAATGGAAGAGGACTGCAAGGGTATTGAGCCTATCATGGTGGGCGACATCGAAGGTGACTCCTATGATGCTGCCGATGATGCTTGCATGAATAATATCCGTTTTGTTGAGCGTTCCGGTGGACCTCTTAAGGTATGGGCTGGACCCGACAACTCCGAGATTGTCAAGCATCGTTACATTGTAGCCTGCGATATTGGTGGATCACATAAAACCTCCGACTTCTCAGATATAGTAGTCTTCGACCGTTACGATGAAATCTACGGTGGCGTTCCTGAGCTGGTAGCCGAATGGCATGGCCACTGCGATGCCGATCAGTTAGCCATGCGATGCGCCCAGATAGCCCATTTCTATAATGATGCTTATCTGGTCATTGAGAACAATACCGCTTACTCTCGCATGAACAATACCGAGGGCAACCAGTCAGAGCTGTTCTTCCCTATCCTCCTCCCACTCTACGACAACCTGTATAGTGCTTCCCAGTCCAAGTTGAAGAAGGTGAAGAATATAGAGATGAAATGGGGATTCAACACCAACAAGAACACCAAGGTGGCAGTAGTAAAGACGATGGCAAGAATCATCCGTGATGGTGGTTATATGGAGCGAGAACTAGCAGCCATAGATGAATGCACCTATTTCCTCTATTACAAGCAAAACGACTGCTACGGTGCCATAGCCGGAAAGCATGATGACCGAGTGATGGCTAGAGCCATTGCCCTCTACGTAGAAAAGGACATGCCTGCCCCGGAAATCATCCCATTCCGCTCAAAGTCCGATATAGAGCGAGAACGCCTCCGCAACCGCCCACCTGTAGTAGCCGAGCTGTCAGGCATAGGTGGTGGCAGCTAGCCCTCTCTCTGAGCCACCGTTCCAGGCGATTCCATCGCCTGTCCATATAAGTTAACAATTAAAAGTAAAAAGAAAAATGAAACAAAGTTATTCAAACCTGCTGCGTAAGATGCTGATAGCCATCTACCAGCCAGTAATCACTCGTATCGAGCTTTTCCGCTCAACTCGCATGTGGCAGAAAGGCGTAAAAGCCACCCTAGCCAAGTACCAGGAAGGAGGCGCTCCACGCTTCTACATGCTCTACGACCAGTCCCACAAGGATTGGGCTATCATGACCTACGACCCCAACCGCAAGCAGCTCCTTGCCTACCGTCGCCTAGTCCAGCTCGGTAAATGGAAGGCAACACGCTACTTCCATAACGTGGAAGACATCAAGGCTGCCTCCTACTACTACACCCCTTCCAAGTGGGGAGCAATCGGCTGCGATGCCGACAACAAGGTCAGAGCAAAGAAATTGAAGCAATGGCAAGAGTATTACATGTATCGTGTTTCCGTCCAGATGGAAAAGCTACGCTCCTACAAGAAGAAACATGGAATCTCTTAAGCCCACACAAAAAAAGGAAGAGAAAGCCATCACGGTTTCCTCTTCCTCAACCTTTTTACCTTTAAACTAAAAAACTTAAAGTCTATATACAACGTTATCATTTTTATGTAGCTGTAGATGCCGATGGCAAAGCAGCCAAATCATTTGTACCACCGTTTCCATCTTTCAGATGTGCTGCTGGCGTACCAGTCTGCTGTTGCCCTGCTCCAGCAATAGGCATTTCGCCATTTGCTTGCTGCTGCGCTTGCATGGCTTCTAGCTTCTCCAACTGCTCCTTGAAGTACTTCTTCATTCTGTTCGTACCAGGGAATTGTCCTACGGTCAGCATCGTATATGGGTCCATCTTACCGCTGGTCATGAAGTTCCAAGCCATATCGTTGTTGATGGCTCTGATGACAGGGCTGTAAGCATCTAGGTCGATGGCTACGTCCAGATCCATATCCCTCATGGTCTCAGGATTGAAATGTATCTCGAAGTCATCCCCGGTCAGTTTCACGCTGTCCGCTGCGGTACAGAACTCCTGAATCAGGTACAGTTTCTTCTTGGCCACACGTACCTTAAAGTTGTTGAAACTCTCAACAAAGTCCTGTATGGTGGTAGATGATGATTCTCTTTCCAACTGATATTGCTTACCGCTGGTATTCCGGTGCTGTCCTTGAAGAGCACCCTGCACACCACTTCCCTCGCTTGCCATCGTCTTGGCAAAGTTCACCATGAAGTCAACACCTGCCGGAATACTCTT